AAAATGGGTGAAAATGGTAATCCAGAACAGGACGTTAAAACTCCTGAAACACTAGATACTGCTACCAGCACAGGCGATAAGGACTATGACGTCTCTAATTTCCTTAAGAATATTGAGGAGAATATGCCAAAAGACGCTGACGCGGTAGAATACTACAAGGGTAAGTTGATTGAGGCAGAAAAAAGGAGACGCGGCACTGTCGCAGGCTTCACCAAGAGCCAACAGCAGTTGAAAGCTGTGGAAGCTCAAGCTACGTTTTTGCGTGATAAGGTTGCGGCTCAAATAAAGCTCACTCCTGAGCAACAGGACGAGCTAGATACTCTAAAACTAACTGACCCAGACCAATGGCGAACTAAAATAGATGCCTACGAGGTAGCTGCCAAGAAGCAGTTTGAGGACGGTATAGTTAAGGAGCTAGAGCGTATTAAAAGCCTTAGTGCAGAAGAGTTTGAGAGGGAGAGATTAGCTGAGCAGCTAAGGGAATTTATTACCGCTAATCCTGAACTTAATCTTACAAAGGACGAAATCGCAGACCAAATTCCTCCTTTGTATATGAAAAGGCTAGCAAAGGGAGAAATTTCTTTCGAGGAGTTCCTAGGTTTAACTAAGAAATTCCTTACGGCTTCGGAGAAAACATTAGCTAGAGAGGTGCCTCAAGCAAACGGCACTGATATTAGCGGTGTTAGAGGTTCGAGCAATGCTCCTGCTAAAGCAGAGGTGTCCAATATTTTGGATAATGAGAAAACTATAACGTTCTAAAAGGAAATAAAATGGCAAAACAAAGCACAGGTATCCTTCGATACGGCAACGCTCTTGAGCGTAAAGGCTGGATGGTCGAGGGTATGATACAAAAAGCCTCAGAAAGTTTCTGGAGAGGCTTAACTGGTAATAACCACGATGCGATTATTTATCAGAAAAATGATTTTAACGCAAAAGTAGGTCATAATATCATATTCGACTACAGCGGTAACCTGGCAACAGCAGGTTTTAGAGGTAAAGAGCAAGCGTTCGGTAATAGCCCAGCGAAAATGAAGTTTAGCGATAGCTTAACACTAGAGTTTGGACGCTATACCGTTGATAATGGTATGGAGTTTGATGCAGAGGCTATAGGTGATATCGACCTTAGCACACACGCAGATAGCCGTGAAAAGCTAGCGGACAACTTCGTAAGAGCTAAAGACCAGATGTTCTTCGACTTAGGTCAAGGTTACTTAAGAAATCAAGCTCCTACTCACGTAATTCGCCCTGGTAACAAAGCTACAATCGGTGCATTAACTGCAACAGATAAACTTAGCTGGGAGTTTCTAGTTAATATGGAAACAATCGTTAAGACTGGTATAGGTTATACTGTTGGTGGTCGCAGAAGCCCAATGAAACCATTTAAACTATCGGACGGTAGAAAAGTATGGCTATTGGTTTTGGACTCATTCCAAATCGCTGACCTACTTAAAGATGAGAAGTTCCAAAGGGTTTATCAACACGCAGAAGTTCGCGGTATAGGTAACGCACTAATTAGCCATAACGTAACTCAAGTAGGTTCGTTTGTTATTATGGAGGCTAGCACATTTGCAGGTTCATCTATAAATAACCAACTATTTAAAACTGCGGTAGAAATCCAAGGTCTTAGAACTGTGGACGAAAATGGAACATTTAGTGGAACAGGTAAAGCACAAGCAGGTAAAGTTGCTTCACGTGGTCTAATCTTAGGTGCTGGTGCATTCCAACTAGGTATGGGTAGCACTCCAGACTACAAGTTCCAAGAGAGCCAAGATTTTGGTATCACAAGCGAAAGTGCAATGCTCCTAACAATGCAAGCTGATAAATGTAAATTGACCGCTGAGGTTGAGGACTATAAAGAGGCTAAAGTTGCTAATATGGACTATGGCGTTGCTGTTATTGATACCTATAACGATAAACTAAGTCAATAAAGGATAATAAATGGCTAAAAGAGTAGATTTTACTAAATTTCTTGGTAATAACAAGAAGTATTCAGCTTCGGCTGCGATTGCTAATGTTAAGATTTCAGCCCTAAAAGAAGCAGGAGTTGAAACAGGTGATACAGTAGTTTTAACTAAAATCCCTGCTAACTCTCTAATTACAGGTGTAACTCTTGTAGTTAAAGAGGGTGCTACAGGTGGTAACGTTAATCTTAGCGTTAATGGTGCTGCGGTCGCATTTGACCTTGGCACTGTTAAAGTAACTCCACAAACTACTTTTGTCCCTACGGTAACTAAGGAAGTTGTAGAAGTTACAGGTGTAGTTACAATGGGTGCAGCTAATATAGGCGAGGGTTATGCTGTTATAAGCTTTATCCCTCTTGATACATTTGACGGAATGTTCGTAGGTTAATACCTACGAACTAAAGGCGAGCGATGTTAGTTTCTAGTTTAATATCAAGTGTAAGGTATAGGGTTGGTGATGTCCCTAATACAAAATTTACCGATGCTCGTATAATTGAGCTGATTAATGAGGGCTTAGACGACCTCGCTCGCAAAGTTAATATAAACAAAGGCGAGTTAGTTCTCCCTGTAGTTCCGTATCAACGTAAGGTAGTAATACCAGACCCTGATTTTATAAAACTATTAAGGGTTAGATGTAATAACCAGCCTGTGGAAGTAAAGTCATTTAGTTCGATGGACAAAAATCCACAGTGGGAGGAAGAAATTGGCAGTAATTTAAAATCTGTCATATATAACCTCAACAATCCACGCGAACTTAGTCTTTATCCTTTGTTGGAGGAGCCTACCTATACAAATTATAGACAACTAAATAACTTTGTTTCTAGCGATGGACTTTATGGTATAGCAATAGATATACCAGGAGTTACAAGAGATAATATCGATGGTATTATCACTGGCTTAAAAGTAGATGATGACCTACGCATTATTTATATCCCAGAAGGTATGCAGCCTAATGGTCAAATGACATCAATGGCTGATGGGTTTAATCTTTTAGATATAAAATACTCAAAACGTCCTAAACAAGTTAGCGAAAAAACAGATATTGTGGATTTAAATGAAATGTTTAAATCTACGTTAGTTTATTACGTTTCGGGTATGCTACTATTAGATGATACACGTGGCGAGAATATAAATAAAGGTATGTTATTCATCAACAAATATAAAACAGAGTTGGAGAATATCCAGGAACACGAAAAATCAGGCTATCAAAGTATAGCTGAGTATTCAGTGCAATATAGAACGGGATTTGGAGACGAATATGGCATCTAACATTAAAGAAATTTATGTAAATAAATTGACCCTAGAGGATATGGAAATAGGAGTTGGCAACGTAGTTCAAACTAGGGGCGGAGTGCAAGTTACTAGAACTAAAATAAACGCACAAAACTTCCCTTATGATGAAACCCATACCTTAGGTCAAAGACTTAATAGTGTTCAAAATGATTTGGCTAAGGCTGAGGAGCTATTAAACAAACTAGCTTCAAATAATAACGAGGCGAAAACAGTAAAAGAAGACGTTGAAAGGCTTAAAAGCGAAATAGTTAATAAGGTAGCTAGTGCGGTTCAAACACTAGATGATTTAAATGCGTTAAAAGCTAATGTAGAGGGTAAAGTCCAAGAAGCTAGTCAAGCGGCGGCTAGTGCTTCGTTTTCATCTACCCAAGCAAGCACAACATTAAATTCGGTTAATTTAGTATTAAGCGAGATTACTAACCTTAGCGACGCTATGAAAGTTCTACAAAAAGCTGTCGATAGTGCATTAGTATCATTTAACACAAAAATAGCTCGTGGGGAAGAAATTAATAGTCATATTATCGAAGCTGAGGCGCAATTTAAAACCATAGAAACTAAATTATCTCAAGCAATACAATCAATTAATGAAATAAGAAAAGCAAGTGAGGACGCCGTAGCGGCTTGCGAAGCGGCACAAACTAGCGAGCGTAAAGTAAAAGAATACTGGGAACAAGCCGAGGAAAGACGTAGAGAGTGGCTGTCTATGACTAGAGGTCCACAAGGAGACCCAGGCCCTCAAGGTCCTGCAGGTATTCAAGGCCCTGTTGGTCCAGTCGGCCCGCAAGGTAGAATTGGCCCTATAGGACCTGCTGGTATTCAAGGACCAATAGGACCAATAGGACCAATAGGACCACAAGGCCCTAAAGGTGATACTGGTGGTGGAGTAGCTGCATATACCTCAAAAGACAGTTTTCCTACTACAGGAGACCGTAAGACTTTATATATAGATAATCAAACTAAGCGATTATATCATTGGAACGGCTCTTATGTAGCAATAAAAGGTGGAGAGAAAGCTTCTACATCACAAGAGGGTATTGTGCAACTTTCTAGCTCAATAACAAGCACCTCTGAGGAGTTTGCTGCTACATCTAAGGCTGTAAATCTAGCTTATAAAGAAGCGGAGCAAGCTTTAAATGTGGCTAATGATAAATGGACGGCTGTGTCGGCATCTACAACCCAGGAGGGAATAGTTAAATTAAATGATACCGTAACAAGTGATAGTGCTACAGAGGCTGCAACAGCTAGAGCTGTTAAGCAAGCATATTTTACTGCTTTTAGTGCTTCGCAGACTGCAAATATTAAATGGACTGCTGTTAATGCAACTGAAAATACTGCTGGTATAGTTAAAATTTCTGATAAATTAGATTTACAGGATGGCACTACAGCCGCTAGTTCTACTGCAATAACTAAGGTTATGGCTAAAATTACAGACGTAGAGAGGTCTGCTACAAATCCTACTACACTAGGTGGTAAATCTGCAAATACAGAAAATGTAAAGGATACATTAGTATTAAGGGATAATAGAGGGGGCATAAGAGCAGGTATAGGATATTTCTCATCTTTAATAGCGGACGATATTACAAACAATAATGCTAATATTCTCGTTACAAATAGTAATAGTGTAAAAATATTATTTTCTGTTAATCGAGATGGTAGAATTTTAGCTTCTAATCCTGACGCTTTTAAAAATTTGATAGGATTAAATAGCAAATATGATAGAGATAGAAGAAATGCTAGTAAAGTTTCTGCATTAAATTCAGATAATGGGACTGTTTCATTAACAATGGCAGATAATTATATAATTAATATGCAAGGTAATGGCGTTTTAACTCTTAATAATATTGAGATAGGTCAGAGTGGAATTCTTGTAATTATCAACGCTAATAAAATAACAGGGTTTTCGGCTGATTTAAAATTTAGGAAAATACCTACTGATTTACAACCATTAGAGATATTCTCTTATTTTAAATATACCGTAAATGCCATAGCGATGGGACGTGCATAATGAATACTTCATTTATGATAGGTTGCAGTTCAGAGGAAACTGGGTATAATGTTGGTCAAGTTATTTATAATAACCCTGATAATAATGCTAAGACTTTTACGGTATGTAAGTGGGACGAGTCCCTAAGGCTTAAACACCTGTTAGTTTATAGTAAGAAATATAATGATACATATAGTATTGGATTAGATGGACCTTCATCTGTAACTGGTGATTATACAGAGGTTAAAGATGGATTTACTACAATAAATATTTATTTTAATATAGTATCCGGGTATTTAGTATGTAATAATACGGTAGATATAGATAATGAAGATGAACTTCCATTACAAATAACTAAAATAACAATAGCAGGAGCATAAAAATGGCGAAATTATATAATTTAAAAACTAAGTCGGTAGAGTATGTCGATGTTATAACTCTACCTAATGGAGATAATATGTATCCTGAAGCTCTTAAAGACGAGTATTTGGTATCTTTAGGATATAAGCGGGTTATAGAAGTTGAGGCTAAAGGCGTCCCGTCAGAGATTGAATATATTGCAAAAGAATATACAGAGGCTCCAACAAATTATACAATTAATAACGTAATTAAGCCTAAGCCTTTACAAATGTTAGAAAAGGATTTTAAGGCTTACGTGCAAATTATACTAGATACTAAAGCTAAAGAAAAAGGCTACGATAACATAGTTTCAGCGTGCAGTTATGGTGGTTATGATAACGAGTTTAGACAAGAGGGTGAATTATTTGGTAAATGGCGTGCTAACGTCTGGAAATGGGGCTTTAAGCTTTTGCAAGATATACAATCAGGTAAAAGAGAAATGCCTAAATCTTTTGCAGAAGCTATAGCTGATATGCCACAATTAGATTAAAGGATAGCCTATGTGGAGTAAAGTATTAGGTTTCCTAGCTAATAGCAAAACTATAATAGTTATAATCTCGCTAGTAGCTGGGGCTTTGGTAACTCTTTTAGTTACTCAATATATAGAGATTAAATCTCTACAATCTAGCCTTGAAAAAGCTAGTGAGAGGGTGCTAGTAGCTAAATTACAAGCAGAAGTATCTAAAAATAATTTAGATGGTTGTCGCACTTCATTAAATGAGCAGAATAAAGCCTTAGAGCAAACAAAGGTAGATTTAGCAGAAGTGAATAAGAAAAAAGAAATAGTTAAAACCCATATAGAATACATAAAAGTGCCAACACGTAACGCCGAGTGCGAAGCTAAGCTAAAATATTATGAAAATTTATATAAAGGACTTAGCAATGAAAGGTAATATAGAAAGGCTACAGGAAAAGGAAAGGGAGCTTAGATGTATATTATTTATTATGTGCCTAACACTTATAGTTTTTCTAGGTGGGTGTGCAACTAAGCCCGAAGTGGTAACTAAGGTGGAATATCAAGAAAAGATTATCCCAGTAAGATGTAATGTAACAATTCCAGAGAAGCCCGTTTATGACCCATCTGACTTGGACACAGCTAAAGGATTAACTTTGTATTATTCAAGTATAGAGGTTTTATTGAAAGGGTGCGTAAATGGAGTGGTTAAATAGTTTAGATGAGTATCTCGGCAAATATAAGTGGGTGTTGGCTATCGGGTTGATTGGTGGCTTACTTAATGTAGGCTCCCGCCCTGATAAGAGCGTTAGTAGGAAGGTAATAGACCTTATTTTAGGTTTATTATCCTCTATGTTTTTCGGGTGGATTAGCTACGAAGTAATATTATTTATTTGGAAAGAGAACGGAGTAGCTTTAGCAGGTTGTGGATTTTTCGCTTGGAAAGGTGCTACCTGGTTTGGTGAGAAAGTTGATAAATGGGTCGATGCTAAAATCGAAGCTGAAAAACATAAAGGAGATTTCGGTGGCTTTACAAACGATGACAGAACCCTCTAATAAAGAAATATTAGAGCTTCTTAAGGATAAAAGAACTAAGTGCATAGTTTATACAAGGGTGATGGGATATCATCGCCCTATAGAAGGCTTTAATTTAGGTAAAAAGGGTGAGCATAAAGAGCGTGTAAAATTTGTAGAAAGGGATATAAAATGTTGCTACTAAGAATAGACAGGTTTAAGGATATTAATGACGGAACTATAGGTAAATTTTATATAGTTGATAATGATGGCGAAAAACTTATGAGTGGATTTACTCTTGAGCCTGCAGGCCCTGATACAACTACACCTAACAAAGATAGACGCATACCAGCAGGTAAGTATTACTTAGATTGGCACGTTGGAGCTAAATACAAAACGCCACACCCGATAGTATTCAATGAGCAGGTATCTAAAAGTAGAGCAATACTTATACATAAAGGCAACTATCCTCAAGATACAGAAGGTTGCATACTTATGGGAGATAGCTATGATACTAAAGGCGTATATAACAGCGTTAAAACATTAGCTAGAGTATTTGAGTTACTTAAAGGTAATAAAGTATCTGTAGAAATTAACAATCTAATGGATTAAAATATGGCTAATGGTAGAAGTCCTGGACGACGTTCTGGAACAGGAGGTTTTAGCGGTTCTGGTAGAAGTAGGGGAGGTAAAGCCAATAGAGGTGGTGGTGATGGTAAAAACCACTCTAAAGGAAGTATAAACTCTGGGGCTCTTGGAGCTGCTCTTGGGGCTCTTGGAGCTGCTCTTGGAGCTGCTTTTGGAGGTAATACTAGAGGTAATACTGGAGGTCTAAGTGATAGATTTAAATATGTCGGTCCTAGTGTAGGCCGAGCAGGTCCTGCAGGCTATGCAGATATGGGTAGCCTAGGTAGTAGATATTCTAGTCACGATAAATGGTCAAACAACAGATATGCATTTGCTGGAAATCCTGCCTTATCTATGCAATATACTCCAAGTACCGGTGAATGGTCCATAGTTAATAATGTAACTGGTAGAATACTAGGTAAAATGGAAAGGCAGTGGGATGGGTCTTATAAAGAAACTGGTGTTTTCGAGCAGATGGCTAAAGGTTCTCCAGCTACTTTTGGTGTAGGAGAAACATTTAATAGCTATGCTATAAATGATAAAGGCCAGCTAGATTATAGCAAAGTTATAGAAAAATTTACCACTCGTAAAAGCACAGTCCCTGGCTATGATTATACTACTATAACCGAAACAAAAGAATGGTATGGAACTAAAATAGAAAAAGCACATTATAATCTTGGTATAGGTAATGTGAATAGGGTCGATACTACCCGTGATACTTTTCTAGGTAAATTCACCACTGATTGGCACACCATGAATACTAGAAAAGGCCCTGTAGAAGTAGGCTTTGCTACAGAGATGGCTATAGATGCTTTCGAGGCGTTTAACGCTGATTATAAAACTATAAACAGCGTAGCTAAGGTTGCTAGTTTTATATCCACAGTAGCCAGTATAGCTTTGTCAGCTTTAAACCTAGTATCTGTAGCACCATTTGCTTTAAGAAACTTACAAGCTTTTAGTGTAGCCCTTAGTAGTTTAAATAATATAGCTGAAGGGTTAGGAACTTTAGCAGATATGTTTGGCGGTAATTTGTCAATAGACCGAACTGAACGTAGTTTAACTGGTGGTTCTAGTTTAACATCACATATGTTTAATGGCTCTAGCGAACTAATAGGAGTAACTAGAGAGAATTTACCTGGTCTATATTTAACTAGCCCATTACACGGAGAATATAACTTTGCTAATACAGCAGAGGCTTTAATGCCTGTTAAAGATTATAGTATATTTAGCAGGAATGAATTTTTAAAACCAAATATACAACCAATGAAAGGAACAACAATGGCTCAAGTCGATATGCCTGTAACTTTGACAGGTATGAATAACGTAAGAGAAGGACATTTATTAAGCACCGATGAGGCTCAATATTTGAGAAATGTATCTACTATAACAGGGACTATAAAAAGCTCGAATAAGCACGGAACTCCTGAAAACTTAGGGGATAATTACGATGCTGTTTATCTATATGATGACGATGGATATGTAGGGGGTATTAAATACCAATTAAGAGATGGGGTTAGTTTTGCTAGTGTAGCTAACCAAACATTTGCATTAGTTTCAGGTAAATTATATAGAGTTAATACTAAGAAAGCTGGTATTAATGCTATAGAAAATGCTATAGAATTGCCTACTATTAGCACAGGTAATATATCTATCAGAATAAAAAATGGTATAGCTAATAGTTTATTGGAGCAAATACAAACTATGATACAAAATATTAAAGTTGTAGCTCCTGTAGAGAAGGTTAATGAAAAAGAACCTAAGGACGGAACTATCCCTAAATATGTTAATATAGCCGCTACTATTACAACAGAGAATTATAGTGATAGTATAAAAGAATATCTTAAAGATGGTAAAAGATTTTTCCATTTAAAAGGCACTACTGCCGCAAATAATGGTGATAGAATAGCTATTATACTTGGCGGGTCTATAACTTATGGAGTAGCTGCAGATAAATTATGGGAAGTAGATATAGATTTACTAGACGCTTTCGGGTCTATATTAAACGTAAATAATAACGGAACTGATGAAATTTATTATGCCGTAACATCTTACGATAAAGCTACTGGAATGGAGAGCTTACCTGTAAAATCTAACTCTTGCTTTAACTTTAGTAAATTGATACATTTATATGTAGAGAACCCTAACGAAAAATATAGCCTTAAAATATACCGCAAAGATATATCTAGTTCGATGTATAAGTTTATAAGCTTACAATCATATAAAGGTAATAACGTATTTATAGATAACTTAGCGGATATACCAAGCCCTCAATTCCTAGATTTTACAGAAATTAAAGAAGTTACTGGATTAAAAGGGCTAGTTGAGCATAAAGCTACTCTATTCGCTTACAAAGGTAGTTATGTTTATTTTAGTAAGCCAGGACGTCCTAACATATGGAATGAACTCCAATGCGTTACAGTTAATGAGCAAATAACAGGGCTTGCCAGCTCACCGTTAGGTCTTATGATATTTACTAAATATAGCACTTATTTATTAGGCGGAACTGATAGCGTTAGTTATACAATTTCTAACTTATCTAAATCTATAGGGTGTTCTGAGCCGTCCTCAATAGCTAACATAAAAAATGCAGTGGTGTGGATATTTGATGGCGATGTTATGTTATCTATAGGTTCTACTATAAATAACTTAACAAAGGGTAGATATTCATTTGTAAATCCTGGGGAGACTTTAAGGATAATCAATGCTATAGTAGTAGGGGATATTTATTACGTATTTACAGACACTAAGGTTGTTAAAATGGATTTTGGTCTAAACCATCCAGTTATAACTGAAATGGATATTACTAATTCATTTGGTGCTGTAAGGGACAACCAACTATATTTTGTAAATAATTCGCAGTTGTATAAAGCCTACGATAGCCTAGAATATGGCACTATGTTAGTTAAAACGGTTAAATTTATAGGAACATCTATGGATATATTAAAAGAATTTAACTACGTTAATATCGTATTAAAAGGTAATTTAAATGTAAAGGTATTTATTGATGATACATTAGTTACCGAGCAATCTTATAATGTCCAAAAACCTACAGTAGCTAATATAGGTATCCCAGTAGATTTCAACGAAGGGTTGTATATCCATCTTGAGATTAGCGGTGAGGGTCAGATATATAGTTACAGATATATCTTTGATAACCGTAACTTAAGATAACTTTAAAGTATCTTATGCTATAATACAATTAAACTAAAATAACGGAGGCTTAAAAATATGAGCTGGCTTAATTATATAGGAGCAGGTATCGGTTTAGCCCAGGCTGGAGCCGCTATTTACGGTGCCCATAAAGCTAATAAGCTTGGTAAGCAACAGCTGGAAATGGCTAGAGACCAGCAACAAGCGGCAGTCCAGCGTGATGCAGAACGCAGGGCTATTTACGGAGATTTAGAGAAAAACTTAGCTGACTATTACACAAACTTAACACCTGAGCAAAGAACTAATCGTAACTTAGATAGGTATGACAAGCAGTTTAAAATGGCCCAGGATAAAGTCCAACAAAACTTAGCTCAACGTGGGTTAATGGGTTCAGGTATTGAGCAAGAAACACTAGCTCAAATGGAGCAAAATGCTATAAACGATAGGTTGAATATAGCAGAACAAGCCGAGCAGTCAGTGCGTAATGAGCAGATGGGCTTCTTAGGTTATGCTTCAGGTCAAGGTAATGTAGCGGCTCAAGCCTTAGCTAACTCTAATGCACAATCTATGGGAGCTATGGCTAATCAGCAAAATAACTGGAATAGAATAGCAGATATGTCGGGACAATCAGCAGGTAATGTATTTGGTGCTTTAATGTATAACTATGGCAGAAATGGTGCTAATATGTTCGGAACTAATGATAGCCAGGGTGGCTCAAATAACTTCGGGTTTTAAAGGATAAATAATGTGGAATTTAGGTAGCGGTTTTGCTCAAGGCGTATATGAAAATCAACGAGGGCTAGACGACAAGCGAGAGTATGAGGAGTTATCCCAACAAAGAGCGTTAGCTAGGCAAAGAACACAGCAAATTATGGATAAAGATAAAATCCAAATGGAAACAATGAAATACCAGTTAGACGCTCTTAGAATGGAAAATTTAAAAATGGCTGCTGGTAATGAGAAACTAAAATTATCTGGACGCTTTTCAGACCTCGTGGACGCGATAGCTAATAATAGAGGTAAGTTTAGGACTGACACACAAGAGGAGATAGATGGTAATAATTTACCTGAAAATTTCGATAAAACTAAATATACTTACGACCCTGCAACTAATAAATACAGAGGTGTTAAAACTGAATATACAATGCCTAAAGATGTAGAGCAGGCAGTAAATCAATTTAAACGCGATGTAGTTATAGACCCTGATGGAAGCAGATGGATAAATGGTATTATGGGAAATGCTCCCGACAATCCAGTTATAGATGTTACATATAATCCTGCTAAGGAGGAGATGGTATTTATGACTAAGGACGGTAAAGAAAGACATATGCAATTAGATATGGTAGCTTATGGTCTAGGGTTTGATAAGCAAATGAAACTAGCTGACATAAATCGTATGAACGAGGATATGGCTAGGTCTAAAGCTTTGTATGAACTTGAAAATAAAAAAGCTGAAGCATATAAAAATACAGCCGCAGGTGATAAATATAGAGAGGAAGCTAGATATGTAGGTATGGACGCCCAATCTCGTATGGTAAATGCTCACGCTAATGAGGTAGCTTCTCAGGCGGCAATGATAAGAGCGTCTAGTATGGGTTTAGGTAGTAATATGACTGCCGCACAAATTAAAGAGCAAAATAGACTTAGGTTAGAGGAACAAAGAAAAGAGCTAGAAGGTAAATCAGATAAAGAATTTTATGAAGGCTATCAAAATAACCCAGAACTTATGGAGAAAGATTTACAGAAAAATGGAGCAATGCGTCAAAACTTAGCTAATGCCACAACCTCAGCTTTAATAGTTAAGGAGATGGAGAAATTTGAAGCCAAGGCTAATGTTTTAATGAAACTAGCTAAGTCAGCTACGGTAGATGATAAGATTAAAGGAGAGGTAGCTAAATACTTCCCTGACATAACTCCTGCTGATTGGAACGATAGAGCTAAACTTATGTCTGAACTAGAAACCCAAGCTAAGCAAATAGCTGCTAACCAAATTAAATTATTATCTGGTGCGGCATTTACAACCGAAGAGTTTAAAAACCAAGTTGATGCTTATTTGGAGGGTATAAATAATCTTAAATCTGTAGATACTTGGGCTTCTAGCTTAAAAGCCCTTAAAAATCAATGGGCAGCTAACGTTGCTGGATATAATGGTCAATTAAATAAAGCACAAAAGAGATTTGTAAAAGGGTTAATTGAGAGTAGTAATGATGAAGCGGCCAATATTATGAATACTATATCACAGAGTGCTAATATTAGCTACCTCAACGAAGCTATACAAGAAATGAAAGGTAAATCTCCAGAGGAACAACAAGCTTGGTATTCTGGTCTAAGTCCTGAAATGAAAGCTACTTTAAAAGCAATGCGTGAAAAGGATATGGAATGAGTGAGAAACTATTAGAAAAAGCTAGGGAATATTTTGAATACGCCACTAATTGGCATAGTGAGTGTAGAGAGGAAGCTAAGGAGATTATAGCTTTTAACCATAACCAACACTATACTATAAAACAGCTTAATACCTTAGTTAATAGAAAACAACCTGCTGAAACTTTTAACATTATAAAATCATATAAGCGTGTTATTAGCGGTTATCTAGCTTCTACAATATCTAACATAAACGTTAAGCCTGTAGGTATTGAGGATATAAACATAGCTTCAGTTGGGCAGGATATAGTTCAATACACGCTAAGAATATCAAAATTTAATCGTATGAAAACTAGGTTAATAGATGACTTATTACTAGCTGGTCTTTGTGCATTTGAGATAAGAGTTGAGGACACTGGTAAGAAAGATGAATTTGGGACTAAAGACGTTCAAATTAAACTACGCTATCTACCTTGGGACGAAGTTATCCCAGACCCTAAATCTCGTGAGGAGGATTACTCCGACGCTAGATATATCCACAAATATAGATGGATATCAGCCCAAGATATAGATGATACTTGGCCAGGTAAAAGCGAGGAGATAAACAAGTCTGTAGGATTTATAGGTATAGATAATCCTGATAGTGGCAAAGCCTACAAATATAAGATGAACGATAGCTATTTAGTTATAACTAGCTACATAAAAGATGACGGCAAGATATGGGAGCTAGTTTGGAGTGGAGATACTTTACTAGAGAAAACTGAAGTAACCCACCTACAAAAATTCCCTATTATGCCTATATATCTTGAGCGTGATGAAAAAGGCTTTTACGGCATATTTAGAGAAGTTCTTGAAAGTCAGAAAGCTATTAACCAGGCATTAATTCAAATACAACTATTAGCCAACGTTAATAAAGTTTATATTAACAAAACAGCAGTTGATAGTGTCGAGGAATTTACTAAAGTATTTAATAGGGTTAATGCGATTATACCGATGAAAGATATTCACGGCGTTAAAATAGATAATCTAAATGGCGATGTAATAGCTCAATATACTATTATAGATAGGTCGCTACAAAGGATTAAAACTATCCTAAATCTAAACGATAGCTTCTTAGGTATGATGGGTTCATCAGCTTCTGGTCGCCAAATTAAGCTACAACAAAATATGACCGCAAGTGCCTTAAATTACATTACATCTAACATTGAGTATATGTATGAGTGCATAGGTATAAATATCCTAGATTTCGCTAAATTATTTTATAGAGCTTATAAGATGATAAGAATAGCCGACCAAAGATCTGGAGATAGGTTTATAGAGCTAAATAAGCCGTTCTTAATGCCTAATGAGGAGACTGGCAAAGAAGAAATAGTTATCAAGGATATAACATACGATGACCACGGCAATGCTACTATTATCCCTTGGATAGAAAAAGAAACTCAAATTGAGTTTTTGGAGTATGATATTGAAATAACCACAGCTAACTATAACGAAACGGACGATATAGAAAAACTACAGCTTGACCAGCTATTATCAGGACAAGCAGGTAATTTCTTGATGAATACCGACCCAGCTAGTTATGGTAAAGTAGTAGCTCTAAGTATGCGTGCAATGAAAACACGCAACAGCGAATACATAGCTGATATATTTGAGCAAGTGGCTAGCAAACTTGCGGGAGCTGAAACTAGGGACCCACGAGATGCTAATGGCGGTGCTGATGTAGGAGCAGGTGATATGGGTTCTATAATGTCAGCCATAGGTATGAGCAATGACGCCGCTCCAGACGGCTATAATAGACCACAAGAATAAGGATAAACAATGGCAGATAATTTAGCTTGGCTAGATAACTTAATAGCTAAT